TTGTTGTGTAGGGCGTGTTACGGCCAGTTCGTTTAGTTTCATCTGAGTTTCCTCGTAGTTGCCAGTATTTAGCCAAATTTATACATTTTGCTAGTTCTTTCTCTAGGACCTGAGTATGTTCATGCCTAGCACTTGTTTTGTTAATCAAGTTTTCCCATGTGTGCCCTGCTGTGCGATCAGCCAATGCACGACGTACATATATGTCATTGCGCAATCTTGTGATAGATTGATCTAGTTGTTGTATTTGTCTAGCCAAGTTAAGATGGTTTAGATTATCTGCTATGCACCACGCTAGTGCAGGTTTGGTGCCAGAAAATGTACCAATCTCATCATCACGCATGCGAACTTGAACGCCTGCAGGTGTGGGTTGTATGGTGTATTTGCCAAATGCTCGATACTTCTTGCCATCTTCAATGATCACTTTATCCAGCAGCAGCGGCAGCTCTCTTGCTGCCAACGCAGCCAATTTACGACTGGCTTTCATTTGAACACGTAGTGTGTTAGCATCCACCCCACGGTGGCCAAAAGAAACCCAATCATGCCAATTCCCCATCCAATCAGTTGATCATTGCGTTTGGCTGACATAGTATGCACCATGCCATGCACTGACTCTATCATGATTTTTACCGAATCAATACCGGACTCAACAGTTTCAATCTTGAGTTCCAACATGCGGTAACGTTCGGCACAAAGCTCAACGTGGGCCTCTAAACTTTTCTTTTCAATATCTGTAGTGTCCATGAGTTATTTATGGTTTAGCGGCTCAAACCAGATGTTCACATCCGGATGTAATAGTGTGGTCAACTGTTGCTCAACATAGTTAATGATGGGTACACCATCACAGGCTTGCCGTAGTCTTCCTACAGGATCGTTATCGACTGCAAACACATCATCAAATTCTGTATCAAATTCAAATTGCCAACGTTGGTCCTTGGTACGTACTCGTGACACTCGCACTGGTTGTGTGTAGAGACCAATCAACTGCATGATGGTTTCCCAGTTACGTTGTTGGTTGCGACTGCGAACCCACGTAGAGATATCTGTCACCTGTTGTCCTAGCTGATCTGTGAACGGCAATAAATTTTCTCGATAGTGGCCTGTGACTCCAGTAGGTCTGCAATCAAAGTCTGTGGTTATTTGTATACTCATTGTCATATGGTATTTACGGCCAAAAAAAAGCCTTGGAAATTAATCCAAGGCCTTGATCGTCTACCGTTACCTAAGATTAGGTTGGGTTGAAGTTAGCTGCGGCTGTGGTGAACACAGCGTTAGGACCGCAATAGCTCAATTGCAAGTTCTGACCACCAGACGCCACTGTGGCACTGGTATTAGCAATGGCCAACAATGTTACATTGCTGTAAGCACCTGTTGGATACAGAGCCAAGTTCAATATTGTAGGTGCAGCTGGGCTGACCTGATACATAGCTACAGTGGCTTTGGTTTGAATAGCTTGCATCAGGTTGTTGATGTAGCCGTTCACGTTACCAGAACTGACCAAACTACCATTGGCTACCAAGCTGAAGAAGTCCAGCTTTGGGCCTTGAAAGTTAACTGATCCAGTTGCAGCAATGTTAGCTGTGCCTTGAATGTTACCATTTGCAGTGTCCATGTTGAACACTGGTTGTGTGGTACCGTTTGTTTTTGTAAATCCTGCCATTTTAAAATCTCCTAAGTAAGTGGGCTTTTGCCCTACACTTATTTATGAAATTGGCAAAAAATTAGGCAGTTGGCGGGTTGTTTCTTGCTTTGTTCCTGGCGGTGAAATCAAATCTGTTCACCGCTTTGCCATAGCCTGCAGGGGTGGCAAATACCCATCCTTCATTACCGGGCACTTGTGCATCTAACTGTGATAACAGATCCAGCTTCAAATCATGCAACAATTCAAACAACAAGAACGCAGCAGCCAGTGCCTGTTCATTTGAAGTGGGACTACGCAGGTATTGTGCAATGTTGTTTACCTTTTGCGGAGTTTGGGTCTGTTGTAACCAAGACAAAAATCCCGGTACTAGATCACTAAAGTCCCCAGTGTATGCGGCATGATTGGGATCCACACGCTTGTTGATATAATCAATTGCTAACTTGGCCAGATCAGTTATCTTCATGGCCCGTAATTCTGTAGGATTAAACAATGTATCTAATGCTGCACGATTTTGTCGCAACAATTTTTTAATCTCTTTTGTTATAGCATCATTCTTGGGCACAGTTTTGGCATAGATTGGCTCAATCAACAACAACCCGGATACAGGATTGAATTTAACTCTGCTGAGTGGCTGTTTGGCTGCTCCGGCATCTTCGTACATTGTGTGTACTGCCACACCCACATCACTGTTAGCAATTTGTTGTCCAAGTTTGCTATTGGCAGGAATACGATACTGTACTGTGTTGGGTTGAAATACTAGATTCCCAGCTTCCACAGGCGGTGTTTGAGTGTATAGCAAATCACCTTTAACAAATCCACGGAAGTTGGTAGGAGTAGCTGCTTCAAGATAAGGCCATATGGTCTGATACACTGGCAATAATGTTGCAACTCTAGTGGCAGCATTACCTTTAGCTGCTGCATTGGCATCTCGTCGAGACATGTCGTCGGCTATGGCATCCTGACTCGTGAATAATCCATCATACCCTGCTGCCGTAAATCCTGCGTCATCTGTGAGCACAAACTCGCCGGTCTCTGGCTTACGCCCAAATACCACAGCTGGTTTACCGTCCCACTTTACTGATCCAGTTTTAGGATTGGTATAGAATGAATCTGCTATGGCTAGTGCTCGATCAACGCCAGCAGTTCCGCTACGGAATATATAATCTTCAAGATGTTCGATACCCTTGGCTTTACCACCTATAGCAGCAGGTTCTGCTTCGTAAAGATGATATGTTTTTTTAGTTTCTATCAAGGGCATCATGCCTTGATTTACAATTCTATCACGTAGTCTTGCCAAGAAGTTAACATCGTTTTCTTTAACTGTAGTAGCAGGCTCTTGTAGCCCTTCACGTGAGAGATACTCACGGAAGTCTGCTAGTTTGGTATCTCGTGCAGGATCTTGAGCTAATGCAGCATAGATAGATTCTACATTCTTTAGACTCTCACGGTCAGCACCCTGTCCTAACAATACACTGGCCACGTAATCAGGATCCATACCGCCATCCACCAGCTGATTTGATGTGCGAGAAAACATGCCATTGGCACCAACTTTGAGTCCCAGTTGTTTGGCAATGCTGCTCATTAGCACATTACGATTCATACCTTTGTATGCAGAATCTGTGCCGCCTGCATAGAAGAACTGTCCCCAATCTAAGTTGGGAAAGAACATAAAATCTGTTTGTACAAAGCCTTTGTTAGCATCTCCGCCAATGGGTGTGCGTAAATGTACTTCACCGCCCTTTTTGACCCATTCTCTGGGATCAAAACCTTGACTTTGCACAAACTGTGTAAGAGTAGCAGCCAATTGTTCTTTGCTGATCTCATTAAGATCCACAGCTAGATCTAAGTCTCCCGACGTGGGTTTTTTACCAGTGCTTCCCAACCAGCGCAATGGAATGCCGTCTGAGCCTTTTTCTGTAGTAAAATCTATGCCAGTCACTTGCTCTATCCAGTCAACTGTGGCTGGCACATCTTGCAGATTGATACGTTGGGTTAATGGATCGCCCGATTTTGTTTTGAATACATTGCCACCTTCAAGTAGCTGTTTAATTTGCATCACTGCGCCTCACTGTTCTGGCAAATTTTCCTGCATCACGAGTACGGATAGCATTGAGTAATTTGCGTGTTAAATTTTCTGCTTGTTCTTGGGTATAAGAAGCATCAATCTGTTCCAATAGATTGATTGCGCCGGCAATGATATTTGCAGCACGGCTCTCTATCACCAGGTCGCGTTCACGCTCAATGTACATAGAATCTAATTCTTCTAATAGACTACGAGTTCGTTTCTGCATATAGATAAAGGCCCTTGACTTATTTATTGGTTTTAAGATGTTTTAATCTTGCCCAGTAACTGCTTGAGCTTG